GTTATGGGACTCTCTGCCTATGGAAACATCAAAGAGTTTAAGAAGGACTATAGAACTCATTTTGAAGGCATACCACAAGTCGCACTTGAGTCCTTGCCTGGTCGTGACTTTAACTATGGTAATCTATCACCAGAGAACAAGGCAAAACAACTTCAATACAACTTTGAAAATGCAATGCTTGAGTACATAAAAGAATTAAAAGAGAAGGATTATATCAATGATAACCTTTGTCTTGCTGGTGGTGTCTTTCTAAACATCCTTGCTAACTCTGTGCTGCGTAAAAATAATGTAGTAGAGAATATACATATACCACCATTTCCAGACGACACAGGACTATCATTCGGTGCTGCTGCTCTTGGTTTATTTAAAAGTAAAGAGGTTGTAAAATTACCACATAATATTTCTCTTCTTGGTAAGACTTATGATGATACTGAGATTGAAGATGCACTTGTCGATACAGAATATAAAAAGTATGATGACTTTAATGAGTTATGTGATGTGGTATCAGGATATCTTGCAGACAATAAGATTATAGGATGGTTCCAGAATAGGTCTGAGTTTGGTCCGAGAGCACTTGGTTCAAGATCAATACTGATGAATCCAACTCCACAGAAGAATAAAGATACAATTAATAAACGTATCAAACATCGTGAGGAGTGGAGACCTTTTGCAGGTATTATGCTTGAAGAGTATCAGGAAGAATATTTTATGGACACATATCCGAATGAGTATATGTTGTACTCATTGATAGTGAGACCACATAAGAGAAGAGAACTCGGTGCGATAACTCATAAAGACTTTAGTTGTCGAATACAAACTGTAAATGATCAATTACATCCAGAAGTCACCACACTTTTACAAAAGTATAATGAGAAAACTGGATGTCCTATACTACTCAACACATCTTTTAATGATAATGGTCAACCAATCATTGAAACACCTAAAGATGCAGTAGATACCTTTAATAATATAGATTTGGATTACCTAATAATTAACAATTTCTTAATTACTAAAAATAAATAAATAAAATTTTAACAGTCATATGAATTTTGCAGTTTATACAAAGGAAGGATGTCCATATTGTGATAAAATAAAAAAAGTTTTAGACTTGACAAAGACTACTTATGTTGTGTATAATTTAGGAGAACAGTTTGACAAGAAATCTTTTTATGATGAATTTGGTGAAGGAACCACATTCCCACAGGTTCTTGTTGATGGTAAAAAATTAGGAGGATGCGTTGACACAATCAAATTCCTCAGACAAAAACAAATCATCAACTAATAAGATAAATAAAAACAAGATTCCAATAAACCGTGGTGTTGAATTAATTTTAAATGGAGGCAAAAAAAAGAAAAAACAATTCCACATTATATTCAATAAAATAATTTGTTTTCTTAATACCGAAATAGATGTTTTCTTTGAATTTTCCTTGAGTTTAAAAAGGAATAAAAATTAAAAAAAAGGAGGTAGGTGACAATGACAATCGATACAATTTTGATTTTAACGTTACCAGTATCTTTTTTATTATTCGTAGCAGGTTTATTAGGTGGTTGGATACTTAGAGATTACATGATGAATTATCGTGAAATTCCAAGACCTCACCCTGAAATGTTTGACGAAAATGGGAACTTAGTTCCAGATGATATTGTAGCATTTAGATTTGACAATTATGACAACGAAGAAGACGACGACGACGAGTAGAAAAAAAACTTCTACCGTTAAGAAAACACCATCAAAACCAAGAGCAGTTAAAGTTCCTTTAATTGATCTTCCACGCAAACCTTTTGTATTTGAAGTGCTTGATTTAGTTTCAAGACAAAGAACAAAAGCTAAAAAAATTGAAGTTCTTAAAAAATATGAAGAATTTCATTTGAAAGTAATATTTGTATGGAATTTTGATGAGTCTGTGGTATCAGTACTTCCACCTGGCGAAGTTCCATATTCTGGTTATGATGAACAGAATACTTATGCTGGAACTCTTTCAACAAAATTAACGAATGAAGTTCGTAGAATGCATGAGACAGGATCTTTTTCTTTAGGTTCTGGTGATAAGGAGGGACATACCACAATTCGTAGAGAATGTAAAAACTTTTACCATTTTGTAAAAGGTGGTAATGATGGTATGAATGCTCTTCGTCGTGAGACAATGTTTATTAATATCTTAGAGGGAGTTCACCCATTAGAAGCAGAAATTATTACTTTATGTAAGGATCAAAGACTGGGTGAAGTTTATAAAATTACAAAAGAGTTGGTTGCAGAAGCTTATCCAGATATAACTTGGGGAAATAGATCTTGACAAAAACTAAATTAGAAAAACCAAAGAAATCAAATTTTTGGACGACCAGTGAAAAGGAAGAGAGTAAAGAAAAATATGGATGTGAAATAGTGATTGAAAATGGATCATTGTCTGAAGTAAATACAACAAATGCTCCGACTGATTCGTATGTTGCATGCTACATTCATGATGATAAGGAACATTATGATCTTGTAAGAGGACCTAAGGTAAAAATATTTGACATGTACTATGATAAATTTAAGAATAATATAAAGAGTATTAATTATGGACATGGTAATATTAAACCTGCTCTGTGGGGATACCGAACACCACAACAAAAGAAAAAGAGAAAGTAAAACCAAAATCGACTTTTAAATCCAAAAATAGGGCAAAAAAAATTCCCCAAAATTTTTGAACCCTTAAGATTTTCTAAAATTGTAACAAAAGTTACATAAGTGCTTGCATATATAGTATGAATGTGTTAGTATTAGCACAACGTTCATCCCACAAGGGACGCAAGTAAGCCGACTCGGAACGGGTTCGTTCATCCTTATGTACCAAATTCTTCTTAGTCTAATAGTAATTGGAGCACCACTTGATTGTGAGACTGCTTCTGAACTAATAGATTCTGCAAGTAACAATCCTAATAAATCTGAGCAATTGGAAATAACAAGGGTTGTGGTAGCACATACTAATCCAGTATGTTTTAAATCTAAGGACGCACAAGTTGACTGAAGGAACGGAACACGGATCACCCTCACGGGTTAAAGGTGAAAATTCCAATTACTTTAGGAGAAAACCAATGGCAAAAGTCACTTATCGTGGTGTTGTTTATGACACCAATAGAAACAAAGATCAGCAAACAAACAAGGTCGATCTAACTTACCGTGGTGTAAGTCAAAAGAAAGAACTTACAAGTGTTAAATGATTGAAACTATTGAGATTTTGGTAGCATCTGCTATCTTTCTCACAATCATAAATGCTGAAATTCAGTTTCTATACGGAAAATAAAAACGAAGGGGTTGATCCCCTTCTTTTTTTGTGCTATACTAAATAAAATGAAAATTGACTATGGAACGTGCTAAATTAAAAGACATTGTTCGTAAATTAGAATTAGCAATTGATGCACTTAAAGCAGAAGTTTATTCTGATGTTGATGCATATAAAGAAGCAGCTAATTCAGACGGGTTTCTTTTTGGAGATTATGATGAAATATTAGGTGATGATGATGGTTACGCAGACTAGGGTAAAAAGATTGATAAAATTACTTGAGAGATTGCTAAAGCAAGATCACTTATATGATAGTGAAAAACTTAATGATATAAGAGATCAATTAAAAGTTCTTAAAGAAGAAGTTATTCTTTCAGAGAAAAATAGTTCAAAAGGATTTGGTAAATGAAAGTAGAGTTAGTAAGCATTACACCTGATGCAGAGAAAACAATGGCATATATTGCTAGAGTTTCTAATCCAAACAATCAAGATAATGAAAAATTTGCTGGATTGTTGAGATATTGTATTCAGCACAATCATTGGTCTGTTTTTGAACAATCATCAATGACACTTGAGATTGAAACTACAAGAGCAATCGCAGCACAGATATTAAGACATAGATCATTTACATTCCAAGAGTTTTCTCAACGTTATGCTGATGCAAAACTTCTTGAGACTATTGAATTACCAGAATTGAGAAGACAAGATAGTAAAAATAGACAGAATAGTATTGATGATCTTGATCCAAAGGTTGCTGATACATTGAATAGACAAATGAATACATTATTCAGTAGTGCATTTTCTCTATATACTCAAATGCTTGAAAGTGGAGTTGCAAAAGAGTGTGCTAGAATGGTACTACCTTTATGTACACCTACAAGAATCTATATGACAGGTTCTTGTCGTTCATGGATACACTATATAAATTTACGTTCAGCACACGGAACACAAAAAGAACATATGGAAATTGCCGAAGCATGTCGTAAAGTATTTGTTGAGCAATTCCCTTCAGTATCAGAATCTCTAGAGTGGAGTTAAAATGGAATTTAAATGGTATCTTATAAGGGCAAAGGTTGAAGACCATGCTTATCTTCCTAGGATGATTTCTTACATAGAACTCACTTATGCTCTTCATGAAGAAACTGAATCTAATAAGTTTGTTATTAAAAATCAGGTGATTATTCGATTGAAAAAACCTGATAGTGCAAAAAATTATGTTCCTTATACTCAAAGTCTTAATTTTGAAAATATTGTTTATGGTTGGGCTATGGATGAAATTAAAAAAGTTCCAGACGAACAAATATTAGAAGAGAAAAAAATGAAAAGAATTCTTAATGATATGATGAATAGACAAGATCTCGAAAAAGGTGCTACAATAGAGGAACAAACTGTTTGGGGGTATGGTTTAGAAGGAGAATCTGGAATTGTTAAAACTATTGATTTAGGTACTGATGGTTCTAGTCTTCCTAATTTTGACTAAATATCTTTATAAAGAATAATAATTATGGCTACATATCCCGTCGTCAATTCAAAAACTGGCGAACAAAAAGAAGTTGTTATGAGTGTTCATGACTGGTCAAAATGGAGTGATGATAATCCCGATTGGAAGAGAGACTACTCTGATCCTTCAACCATGCCTGGTGTGGGAGAAGTCGGAGACTGGAGAGATAAGTTACGAAAGACCAAACCTGGTTGGAACGATGTGCTAAGAAAAGCACAGAAGGCACCTAGGTCTGGAGTGAAACTTCTATAAATGGCACGTAAAAAAAGATCAAATGGCGATCAACCAATTGGTGTAGGACTAACTACCAAGCAAATGAAGAGAAAAAAACCTTTAAATACACATTATCTTACAGAGGTAAATCCTTTAACTGATCATCAGACACAATTGTTTGATTCATATTCTGCAGGGAAGCATATAATTGCATATGGTGTTGCAGGAACAGGAAAAACTTTTGTAACTCTTTATAATGCACTTAAAGATGTTTTAAGTGATGATACTCCCTATGAAACAATATATCTTGTAAGATCTCTCGTATCTACAAGAGAAATAGGATTTTTGCCTGGAGATCATGAAGATAAAGCTGACATATATCAAATTCCATATAAACATATGGTAAAATATATGTTCCAGATGCCATCCGATGCAGACTTTGAAATGCTTTATGGTAATCTAAAAGCACAAGGAACTATAAAGTTCTGGTCTACCTCTTTTATTAGAGGAACAACTCTTGATAATTCAATTGTTATAGTTGATGAATTTCAAAACTTGAATTTTCATGAATTAGATAGTATAATGACAAGGGTTGGAGATAATAGTAAGATTATGTTCTGTGGCGATGCTACTCAATCAGATCTTACTAAAACCAATGACAGAAATGGTATTATTGATTTTATGAAAATATTATCATCAATGCCTTCAGTTGATATTATTGAATTTGGTTTAGACGACATAATACGTTCTGGACTAGTAAAAGAATATCTTATTGCTAAACTTGAACTAGGTATGTAATGTTTAAACATATTGATTTGAATCTTCCTAAACTAAGTAGGGAGACTATAGATGGGGTTCGTTATTATTCTGTTCCAGAGGAAAATGAGTTAATTCGATTAGTTTCGATTACTTCTGTAACGAGTCATTTTAACAAAGAAATATTTGTTAATTGGAGAAAGAGAGTTGGGAATGAAAAAGCAGATAAAATTACAAAGGCTGCTACAACTCGTGGAACTGATATGCATACTCTTACAGAGTATTATCTGAAGAATGAGGAACTACCAAAAGTTCCTCCCATATCTGATTTCCTTTTCAAAATATCAAAGGGAAAACTAAAGAAAATAGATAACATCTACTCTCTGGAAGGTGCCCTATATAGTAGAGAATTAGGTATTGCAGGAACCGTCGATTGTATTGCAGAATACGATGGAGAGTTATCTATAATAGATTTTAAAACATCTAAAAAACCTAAACCCAGAGAATGGATAGAACATTATTTTGTCCAAGCAATGGCATACGGTTGTATGCTCTATGAGTTAACAGGAATATCTGTTAAAAAACTTGTAATTATCATGGCATGTGAAAATGGAGAATGCGTCGTTTATGAAGAGTATGACAAAACAAAGTACATTAAACTCCTCACCAAGTATATTAGAAAATTTGTTGGGGATAAACTTGACCTTTATGGAACCAAATAAAGAACTAGAAAAAGCAATTGAGAGTAAGTTTCTAACTCCTCAAAAATTTGCTATAGAAATAGAGAAGATTGTCGCTGAAGAAGAATTCAATTACATTGATGCTATCTGCCACTATTGCGATATTAATGGTCTTGAGGTAGACTCAATAACAAGACTAATTTCAAAACCCTTGAAGGAAAGATTAAAGTGGGATGCAACCCGTCTTAACTTTATGAAACCTACATCAAGAGCAAAATTACCTTTATAATGCCTTCTAAATCAGAGTTAATGCACTATCGCTTACAGGCAATTATGCGTGAACATACTTATCCTGATTTAGAATACTTAGGTGTTAGACCAGATAGTATAGGAATCAATCAGCACTGGTATAGGATTGGTGCATCAGAAGTTCCTGTAGACTCTATAACATCGCTAGATACTGAAGAACATGATGAAAACGAAAGTGACACCCTTTGAGACTTATCAAACATATCTTTCTATGAAAAGTCATTTTACCAACGGTAAGTATGATTTTTTTAAATATGGTGGAAAGTCAAGAGCAACTATGACATCCTTTAATAAAAGAAAGGATAAGTATTGGTTTGAAAAAACCTCTAGAAAATATTCAGACGAAGAGATTACAGATTTTCTACTTGCAAACTTTGTTACTACTGATACACCACAAAACTTATGGATTGGAGAAATTATAAATTCTGGAGAAAGAAAATACGCAGATTGGATGAAACGACAACAGAGTTTAACTTACTTGTTCAAAGAACAGTCAACGGAATTGCTATCGGAAAAAAAATTAGAAGAAGTATTCAATTGCTCGAAAGGACACCCAATAATTCTCAAAAAGTATCTAGGTGGGGAAATATCATTAGAAACACTTACAATACTGGAAAAAATATTTTCTTTCGCAAAAAAATTTGATGGTAAGTTAAAGGATCCTGTTTGGGAATCTGTCAGTATGAAGATAAAGAAATATATTCCTTTCCTAAATATTAATGTGTTCAACTATAAAAAAATTTTAAGGGATTTAATAGATGAGTAACTTTTTTGATTCTGAAATAGTTAAATCAGAACTTGTTGAAATTAATAAGTTACAAGAGCAAGTGTACAGTCGTGCATTTAATTACCCATTAATGTCTCGTGAAGATAAAGTTGCACATATTGACAAACTAATTACATTATTAGAAAAGCAGAAAGTCATGTATACTAGACTATCTCTTTCAGATTCTCCAGAGGCAAAAAAAATGCAAGAAACCTTGCAAAAATCCATCTCAGGTATGGGTTTTCCACCTGGTACTGATATGCAGATATTATTTAGTTGTATGAATGAGACTATTCAAACATTGAAACAAGACATTTGATGTTGACTTTTAATAGTTTATCTGCTATAATCCAAATATCCAATTAATCCAATTAATCCGAGGTAATCCAATGTCGTTTGCTAATCTTAAAAAGCAATCTAAGTTAGGCTCTTTAACTGCAAAGTTAGTCAAAGAAGTCGAAAAAATGAATAATAACGGTGCAACAGGAGATGACCGTTTATGGAAATTAGACGTAGACAAAAGTGGTAACGGCTATGCTGTTATACGTTTTCTTCCACCCCCTGACAAGGAAGATCTCCCATTCGTAAAACTATACTCCCATGCCTTTCAAGGTCCTGGTGGTTGGTATATCGAAAACTCTTTAACCACATTAGGACAAAAAGATCCAGTATCTGAATTTAATTCAGAACTTTGGAACAATGGAACTGATGCAGGTAAAGAAACTGCTCGTAAGCAAAAACGTAAGTTAACTTACATCAGTAACATCTATGTTGTAAAGGATCCATCAAATCCTGAAAACGAAGGTAAAGTATTCTTATATAAGTTCGGTAAAAAGATCTTTGATAAACTTACTGCAGCAATGCAACCTGAGTTTGAAGACGAAGAAGCAATTGATCCATTTGATTTCTGGCAAGGTGCTAACTTCAAGTTAAAGGCAAAAAACGTAGCAGGATACAGAAACTATGATAGTTCTGA